TAACGCCGTTCAGTGAGTTGGTGATCATCCCGCGTGGGATGCCGGTGGGGGAGGCAAACATTTGGCGGTAGCCGCCAATCTTCTTTGCCTTACCACGCTGAAACCTTGCCCACTTGCCGTCGTTGTATTCGTCAGCCTCAAAGCGTGTGCCGTCCCGCTTGATGCCGGGCTTTACAAAGAGGGTGAAGATTTTGGACGGTTCAGTCGCCATTAGAACGCCCCACCAGAGATCAGGTCAGCCTGCACGCGCCCCACAAAACGGGACACGTAGTTGCCCACGCCGGCCGTTGCGTCTAGTGTGGCAATGTTGGTGCCCGCAACAGAAAAGCCTAGTTGGCCGTTGTTGGGTGAGTACATGCCCGTCACTGGGTCAAGCGTAAACGTGAAAGCCGGAGACGCCGCGGTGCCGCGGTTGGCCAAGAACTGACCAACGTTGGTCTGAAGCAGGGGATACAGGTTAGTACCGTCGCTCAATACAATAACCTGCGTAGACGTTGGTAAAGCAAATGGAGGCTGTGCGCTACCCTGCACTTGGAACGTCACGTTGTAGCCGCTCTGGTTGGTGTCGTTGAGCAGGTAGTACACCTGAGTCACGGCAGGCAACTGGACCAACAGGTTGGTTGTGCGAGAGCCACTCAGCGCCGTGTAGCGCTGAATAATTGGTGTGTTAGTGATCAGGCTCAGTGTGGCGCCGGCCACCACGTCAACGTCGTACGTGGCAGAAGAGAACGTCAAACTGTTAGGGCGTGAACGACCAACCGTAAAGAAGTCTTGTTTGGCAGGGTCTTGGTTCACGCAGATAAAGCACGAGTCACCAAGGGGGAGGGCCAAACTGGCCAGCCCGTCGATTGTAGAACCTGCAGACGCGGTGTTGATTGTCAGCGTGCCAGTGCCGTTGTTACGCACCAAGATGTACCAACCCTCAGATAACGAGGGCACAGCAGGCAACGTGGTCGAGCCCGCACCGCCGGTCCACACAAAACACTGCGCGCGAGACGTGTCAGAAAGGGTGATGGACGAGGAGTACTCGTTGGTAACGATTGTTGTTTCTAGCTTGCCTAGAATGGCCGCTGTGCTGTTTCCTGCCAGTGTGGCGGCGTCTGCAAAGGACGTGCCTACACCGAACGCCACAACACCCCACACACCCACTGCTGTGGTGTTGTCTGTCAGGTACGTGTAGTAAGCCTGACCCACGGGCACGGTGAACGAGCCAGTGCCGTCTGAGCGGGACACTGTGAACGCGTTAGCGCCTTGGTTGCGGAACAGAATGTCTTCGCCAACAGAGGCCTGTTGTGCGTTTGGTAGCCGAAGAATACCACCGGCGGCGGACACAACGTCAATGATACGGGCGCTTACCTGCTGACCCGCGGTGCTGACATACTGAGGCCAGTACAGTTGTACCGTGCCTGATAGCGCAATTGCTTCGTAACTTACGTCCGTTGGCTGGATTACGTTCCCGGTAAACGGGGAGGTGAATGTAGGCATTTAAGGTTCCTGTCTTGTTGCGTTGCGGTCGATCATGCGTTTCTGATCTTCACCTTTGAGTGCGTTAATGGCTTCGTCGTAGTAGCCCTTCCACATTGCAAGCTTGTCCGCGTTCTTAATAAAGCCCTGTGCCTGAAGCAAGGTGCCGTACAGCAAAGCCTGAGGGGCCTCGCGTGTTAAAAGATTTTCTTGATTCGTGATGTCAAGCGGCTGAATGCGGCTGTAATAAATAATTTGCAACGAGTAATCGTCGTCTGGAGTTGGAGCAAGAGCCCAGTGATCATAGTCGTAATCTCCGTAGTAAAGAGGTTGTCCGTTGTCTGACTCTGTTTGAAACTGAGTCACGTAGTCCATGGAACGGTTAAGCACAGGCTGACCGTTGATCTTCATGCTGGTCGTTTTGCGCCAACGGGCCGGTTTTTGAATTACAGGGTTGTTGACAGTTAGCGTGGTGTTGACCACGTTCAACTGCATCAAGGTTTTAATCTGGGCGGCAATGCTCTGCTCGGTCAACATAATCAACCGAGGAATTTGCGCAACAAAAGAAACATCGTCGCGCTCAGAGTAAGTAATGACATCCTCAACGAGGCTGTCATAGGTCATTGCTTCTGCGGCCATTTATCTCTTTCGGTTATTCAGCTTTTGCTTGCTGTTGTGCCAGTGAAGCACGCGCGGCTTCTTGCGTAGTTTGTACCAACTGGTAAACCTCTTGGTACGGGCGAGTGCCCAAGTAACCAAGAATCTGGTTTACCAAATCAGTGTCAAGTTCTATTTTCATGGTTTTGTAAACGTGTATGTATCGTCTTCGTTTTTGGTTACAAGGTCAAAATAATCAACTTCTACATCATCATCAACATGGATGTAAGTAATTAGCGGGTCTTCAGATTTGTCAGGACATTCACCTTCATAATGAAGAATCGCCATAACAACTACTGGACCACCATTCCACATTGGGTTTGGATGTGCATATATGCGTTTCATACTTCCTCCGTTGTTTTTTCAATTACGTCTGAGACATTTTTGACCGCTTGCTCATGTTTGTGCGCTTGCGGAATAGCTTGGTCTTGAATCATTTTCATTACACTAGCTACTTGATGAAACGGCAAATGCGCCAACGTGTGCAAAATCTCATTGACTTCATCAACTGTAAATGTCAAATCAATTAACAAATGTCCAATAGGGTTTTTTTGTTCTGTCATGTCTTTCCTTTAATCAATTTCAACAATAGAAGCTGTTGCCACACCAACATAAGTATTAGTAGTCGGCGTAAATGGCACTGAAATTGTACTATTAACTACCGGTACAAAAGTGTTTGCTTGTGCAAGACTAATATTTGTTCCTGTTCCTGAGTAAGCTATACCTGAGGTACCAGAATTCCAATAAGTTACATTGTTAATTTGTGTAGTATTAAATGATTTACTTGTCCACGTTATTAAATCTGTAGAACGGTATAGTGTTGAACCGTTAGTTAACCAATAATTTGCTCCATCATAGGTTAGCTTGTTAGTTGAATAATTTGAGGCGGTATAGTTTGTACCTGTTTTTTGTGTAAAAGCATCTACTACACCTGTTGCAGAAGTGGCAATTCCTGTAGTAGAAATAAACACGTTTTGTGAATTAAAATAATAAATTGAGTCAACGGTACTTTGCATTGTTGACCACGTTATTCCATCTGTACTAACAAGAGTCAATCCGGCAGTAGTCATAGCCCAAAATTTACCGTTGTTATAAGTTAAGCATTTTGAGTTTCGCAAAGTTTGTGGATTAGTAAAACTTGAAGCGCCTACAGAACCAAACGTCCATGAAACGCCTTGGTTACTTGTTGTCCCAACATAACCGTTATTCCAAAGTATTACCAAAATACTATTAGATGCGTCACCGCTTCTTGCAAATCCTACTACTGGCACGCCACCACCACCAGCACTAGTCCAATTAAATCCCGCAGGATTAGGGCCAAAATACGCAGGATTACCCATGTAAGGATTAAAGCCAGAAGAATAACTATCAGCTATCCAAACATATCCTGTATTTGTACCGCCTAGATATTTTGATGAATTAGGCATTACACCAATTGAAATACCCTGACCCGCTTGGTATCCATAAGAGGGTTGATAAATACCATAAGAATATTGACCATCAGCTCCTTGATTAGGACCAGTACCATAGTAAAAACCGCCGGTATAAGGACTAATTGCGCCATACGTTATTGCAACCCATGAGCCATCAAAAGGATTGCCCGCAAATACGGGAACAATATTGATTGTGAGTTGTCCATTGGTTATGTTGGTACTAGAAAAACTAAAATTTTGATTACTCAAAACACCGCTTGAACTTATGTTACAACCTTGAAAATAATGAGAATTTGCCGCATATTGATAAATTAAACATTTATTTTGATAGCTTGCGTTTGATGTATTATCATAAGCAGGACTAATACTGTAGTTTCCAGAAGTGCTATAGGCTGTTAAAAAACTAGCTTGATTAGCAGTCCATGATACTCCATCACTTGAACTAAGATACCACATTGTTGCATCGTTAGTGTATCGTTGATAAGTGTACCCGCCATTAGCGGCGTAATGCGGAAATCCGTAATAACTTGTAAGAGAACCACCCGCGCCTGAGGTATTTACAACAGACCAACTTACACCATCTGCGCTTTGTCTAAGAACATTATTTGGTGAGCTATTTTGAACATTGGTAGATGTAACAAGAACTTTATTTGGTGATGCGGCAATTGCCCCTGTAGAATTAAAACCAGTTATTGAAGAAACGTAAGGTTGTGTATAGCTTGTAAAGTTTGCTGTGTAATATGAAATACCACTAGTTCCATAAAAATAATTAGTGCCAATATACGCAATTGCTCTAATAGTGTTACCAAGAAACACAGTAGCCGCAGTCCAACTCAACGGCGTTGTAGTTGCATAGTAACTATATCCACTATCACCACCAGTTACAAATTTACCGCCCCCATACGTTAGCGCATAACAAGGATAAGTGGAAGGTAATGTAACTTGTGTCCACGTTATTAAATCTGTACTGTAATGAATTGTTCCACCCGTTGCATTACAAACTACATAATATCCATTTCCATATACAACATTAGTTAATTGAACCGCAACATTAAATGTTCTTTGCGTATAAGTTATTCCGTTTGTGCTTGTTAAAATTAAACCAAAACCAGTTGAGTTATCTATACCAACAGCAATGTAGTTTCCGTTAAAATAATTAAAATTTGCAATTTTATAATTGACGCTAGAGGCGGCAATTTCTGCCTTGTAATAGCTTGTATCACTAGTTGAAATTGAAATTGAATCGCCCGCCGCAAGCGTAATTGGTGCTTGTAATAGGTTGAGTGTTTTAATACCTGTATATTGATAATATTGTGAGCTTGCATTAGCGTATCCCGTTGTTTGAGCTTGAACAACAGGATATGTTATACCGCCCGATACTTTATTTACTGTAACTATATCTGACGACCCAACCAAAGATGAAGCAAGCACACCTTTGACAATTGCAGTTTGACCCGCCGGTACTGTATAAATTGATGTAGGCGTTGTCGAGTTATACAGAACCGATGAAGAGATTGGAGTTTGTGCCATGATTTATCCTTTTAACCCATGAAATACCAAAGAAGTGAATTATCAGCGACAGAAAGCGTTGCCCATGTTGGCGCGCCTGCTCCATTACTGGTGAGAATTTGTCCTGCTGTGCCGGCGGCAGTAAACGCTGTTGTGCTAGGTGCAGTTTGGTAGGGCATTGCGCCTGCAACACCACCAGCTAGGTTTGTTGCTGTACCAATCACAATAGCAGAAGGTGTGCTCCATACAGGTGGTGTTACGTTTCCTGTGCTTGTCAGAATCTGGTTTAAAACACCAAAGTTTCCGTTAAACGCAACAGCACCTGTAGCGTTGATTGTCATCGAGTCCGCCGCGTTATCGTTGGTCACCAAACGCAACTCGTGCGCTGTCTTTGTACCAACAACTAAATCAGAATCTGTAGAGTACAAATAAACTGCATTAGGTAATTGGAAAGGCCCAATACCCGCATGTGTTGAACTATTCATACCAAAGTCACCGTAGTACGTGGTTGCTGTACCTAGGTTGTTTGAAACAATGTAGTCTACTGAAGCAGATGTGCCATTACTCTTATTTTGAAGAATGTTTTGAGCGTAGCTATTTACTGTGGTTGCGTAAGAACCAAAAATGTTTGTGTCTAGGTATGAAGTTGTTCCATAGCTGTACGCCCCAATGTTTGAAGAAGCAACAATGGACTGATTAGCAACAACATACGCGCCAGTGACAGAGGTTCCTGCTGACAACGATGTTGTTGCGCTAATAGAGGTGCCTGCACTGATTGCTGTGCCTGCGGCAATTGTTGTTCCTGCACTGACACCTAAAGTGGCGCTAACTGAATTTGCACCCACCACACCAGTGGCAGTAATGTTTGTTGTGCCAACTGTGTTTGTCGCTGAGTTAAACGTCAGGTTTGAATTGAACGTTGTTGTGCTGGCACCGCTTTGGAACGGGATCTGGTACTGCGCGCCGCCAGAGATGTTAGTTGTTGTTGTTGCGGCTGGCGCTGACACCCACGCAAACGCGGACCCAGTCCAACCAAGCACAGTGCCGGTTAATGTTGGGGCGCCGATGAAAGACGTTGTGCTAGACGCTGTTTGGAACGGCAGTTGATTAGCCGCGCCGTTAGCCAAGTTGGTAGAGGTCGTTGCTGTGGTTGCTGACGTTGCTGAACCTGCGGTCGTGGCAAAACCTGCTGTAGCCGCACTACCCACAGACAAACTGGCTTGGCTTACAAACTGAGGTGCTGATCCTGTTGATGTCAGAACATAGTCTGTTGCGCCGATTGCAAGAGATGTAGGCGCAGTGCCTGTTGAGTAAACGATTGACCCAGCGGCTCCTATCGACGCATACACTGGCGCTGTACCGTTTGAGTACAGCAACGACCCCGCCGCGCCAAGTGCCGCAAACGCGGGCGCTGTGCCTGTCGAGTACACAATACCACCGGCAGTTGGGGCCACTGAGTACGCAGGCGTTGTGCCGTTTGAAAACAGCATGCGTCCTGCTGTACCAAGGGTCAAGTACGTGGTTGTGCTTGGCGCGCTTTGGTATACGAGAGCGCCTGCAGTACCGCCGGGCAAATTGCCCGTCGCTGTTGAAGAGTCTGCAAGGGTCTTAACGAGACCGCCGCTGTCTTTAAAATACAGTTTGCCGTCGGTGGTGTTCAGCGCCACCTCGCCGGCAATTAAATTGCCAGCAATGGGCACCGCCGCCGCGGTGGAACTGAAATACAGTTGAATTGGTGTGAATCCCGCTTGTGCCATAGTTATTTCTTCTTATCGGGTGTAGTAGGAAACATTCGGACGGAAGTAAATAGGAGACTTATCGCGGTCTTCTTCTTCGGCCGACAGCGTTGCCTCTGCGGCATCTTGTTTCAGCATTTGAATTCGTGCAGGGTCAATACCGGGCAACAACTTGGCCAAGCGGTGTGACAACTGGCCTTGGATGGCAGGCACCCAACGGTCTGGAATAGCAATCTCGTTAGTCAAACGACCAACATCTTGTGGTTGCAATTCAATAATAAACTGGAACACTTGGAACGCGCTCTGTGGCACTGGCCACACGTTGATCTCAGGCGTGACCTGACGGTCCATCCAAAACTGCAACGCGCGCACACCGAGAAAATCTTTGTTAGGCAGGCTGAAGTAATCGTTGCGGTTCATCCGCGCCATGGGAATGTCTTGTTGAACAGAAGCCAATGACAGGGCCCGTACAACAATTGCCGACGCGCTTGTGTTACGGAAACGCCAGAAGCCCGCCGCAGGAGAGCCGTCAATCTGCAGATAGCCCCAGTTGTTGACCGCGCTGTTGCTCACCGTGCCAACTGAAGCCCACGTGATGTTGTCGTAGCTGTACTCAACAGTCAGTGTTTTATTTGGTGTTTCGCAATAAAAACCTGCGCTCAAGAAACGTGGGCTACCGCTGAAAAACGCCGCCGCAGACGCACCGGCCGCAATGCTATACGACAGGTCCAACGTGGTTGTGTTGAACACCTGCGTTGTGTCTGTTGTGGCAGACGGTGTAGTCAGCGTGCGGTAGTTGGCCTCGCGAATGTCCACGGTGCCCACAGGCAGTGTGTACGCGCGCTGTTGGGCCTCGCTACCCATCACAATGTACTCAAGCAACCACAGGTTAACACCGCGGTTTGACAGGTTGATCAGGATGTACCACAGCGCCTGACGGGCCGCGTTGATGTACTCCGGTGTCAACTCCTCTGACAGCTTGCCCGCTTCTTTGTAGGCAAACGAAATCAACTGGTCAACCGATA